ATCAGTTGAAGTAAATGTTGGAGCAGTTGAACCAGCAAATTCAAACACAGTATTAAAAGCTATTGTGTGTGAACCATCATAATTAATTTCTAATGAAATAAAAGCACCCTCAATAGGATTAGTTGGTGCAGAGAAAGTAGTGTTTTCTGTTGTTAAATGATATGCGTTTGGTTTAGCTTGTGTATCCCATGCAACAGCATTTGAAGATGATGTTAATGCTTGTTGAGGTATATAAGCTAAATCGTTAAATTTAATTGTTCCTGTACCATTTGTTGTAAATTGGATATGACCATTTGCACCATCTTCTAAAGTTATGTTTCCAGCATTAGTGCCATTGTTAGTATTTAAAATTAAGTCGCCTGTTCCTTGTGTTGTAAGAGTTGCGTTTGCATTGTTATCTCCAATTTGTACTGTATCAGCACCTAAATTTACATCTCCTGTACCATTTGGAATAATATCAATATCTGCATTTGATGTTGAAACTATATCATTTCCATTTATATCTAAACTACCACCTAATTGTGGAGAAGTATCATTAACTAAATCTGATGCAACTGCACTATCAATAAAATTAATAGTATTTGCAGATGTATCTACTGTTGCAAATGAAATATCATCTGAACCATCAAAAAATTTAATTTCTAAACTGTTTGAACCTGAATTGGTCGTGTCCAACCAGAGAGTTCCAGCAACAGCACCACTTGGTCTTGATGTGCCTGAGTGCATTGAATTAATCGCTGAAAGCGAGTTGTTTAAATCTGTTCTAAAATCAGGAAAACTCTGATTCGCAATATTCATGTCATGTTGAGCCATATCGTTTTATACTCCTTTTAAAATCCTTTTGCAATAAAATCAAAATTTCTTGAAACATTTGTGCCACTTGAATTTTTGAATAAAACATCAAAACTATTAACAGTTTTGTTGGAAACTGTAAAGAAATCTCCTGTTGCCATATTTTCTCCTGTAATTCCAACTGCATAAGCTGTGGTCTTAAATGGTGTTGTAAATAAAACAGTTTTTGTAGAAGTACCTGAAGCAATATCATTACCACTAAATATTCTGTCAGGCATATCAACTGTTATTGTGACTTCTGAAATTACAGGTGTTGAAGCTAAATCTGTTGAAGTCATTACAATTCTAAATTTTAAATATCTTGCTGTATAATTTCCAATAACAAAATTTTGAAAAGATGTAAATGTTGAATTGTCATCGCTAGTTGCAATCTCTAAATGTGCATCACAATTAGCTGGTGTATCTCCATCAAAATTAGATTTTGCATCATCAAAATTACCTGTTTTATTATCAAATAAATCATCAGGATTTCTAGCAGATTGTGTTAATGAAGCTGTGACTCTTACTGTATGTTTTGCACCAATATCTATAACATTTTCAAACTCGTAATTACCTGAAGCTAAAAAGTCTGCATTTGCTACACCTGAGTCAAAAAATCTTGTGGTGTTTGCATCAAATAAACCTGAAGCAGAGTCAAACAATTCACTAGAATTTAGTATAAGTGAATCGTCAGATATTGAAACATTTGTCTTAGTTCCACCAAATGTAGGATGTTCACTTACACTTGTAATAGCATTAAAATTTTCTGCACTTGTCACATTTGATACAATAGCTGTTGCATTAGAACTAAAATTTCCAAGTTTATCTACTGCTTTGATAAGATAAGTTCCAGCCCTTGCTGGTACTGTGACCGATGTTGCTGGTCTTGATACTTTAGTGACTAAATTTACAGAGTTTAACCACTCTCCTGTTCCATCTGTTTTATTAGAAAATCTTATTTGATAAAATGCTAAATCTAAATCATTTATGGCTGTCCAAGATAAATGTGCATCTTGACCTGTAATATTACAAGATAAATCTTGAACATCTGATGGTGGTGCAATAGCTCCTACAATTTTTCTTTGTGCTGAAACATAAGATGATGACACTCCTAAAGTATTTACTGCTTTTACTCTTACATCATAAGTTTCTTGGTCTATTACATTTAAAACTCTGTGATTAAGACCTGAGCCTTGTGCATATATAATAAAATTAGAATCAGAACTTAATTTATACTCTACTTGGTAAAAATCTATAAATGAATCAGGAGAAGCACCAACACTTACATCTAAAGCTACAATTACAGTTCCATCATTATATTCAATAAGTTGGTCTGATAAAGTCACACTTGCTGGTGGTTGAACTGTAAATGGATTTGGTAAATTTGTTGATGGTGTTGAACTTACTTGTGATTTTGTTGCCCAAGTATAATGTGATGCTTGATACTCTACTAAGTTAAGATTGATAGTATAATCCTCATTAAATGTCATTGAAAGCACTCTAAAAGCTTTACTCGAAAATCCTAAACTAGATAAAGTGACATTTACAATATCTCCTATGTGCAATTCATAAGCTTTAAATCCACAGTTAATACTAAGACCTAAAGATTCTCTGCTTCGTCTAAGTATAATTTCAGCCATTTCCTCAGCTTGATAAGTTGAGCTAATAGTTCTAAAATCAAATCTACCCTCTAGTAAAAACCCACCATCTGCTGTTTTCATAGTTGCGTGTTTATCAGCAGTAGCATATCCACTATCATCTATTGCTGGATATTGAACTTCATCTACTTGGTAATTTCTATCAGGATTTATATATGAAACAATTACTCTATTATATTTAGAATTTTTTGTAGGAGAAGCTAAAGAATATCCACCTATAATATCATCTTCTGTAAGTGATACTGAAGCTGTGCCTGTTGTCTCAATAACTAATTTATATTTACCTTGAACATAAGGAAGATAACCTCTCATACCTTTTACTATTTCTCTTACATTATCTAAAACTTTTTTTGATGTATCTATAACAGCATTACAATCAAATATATTTATATCACTAGCACCTGAATATGGTGTGACTTGTGTGACGCAAACTTGTGAAGCATCATAAAAACTTTGTAAATCTAAATCTGCTGTTGCAATTCCTTTTCCATATCTTTCATTTCTTAAATCTATGATTGCTTCCCCATGATGATAAAGGTGTTAAAACACTTGATGCTACTTGGTCATCTGTTCCCATAAAAGCTTGTATCTGAATATGGCTTGTAGAGTCTTTGTAAAAATTACTATCACTATTTGCTACTTCTCTTACTGTGCCATGTGTTAATGCTCCATCAAATGTGACTACTTTGTCATCAACTTTGATTTCTTCTATTGAATTTACCTCTCCCTCTGAAAGTACCAAAGCGACATATAAATAAGTGTTATCTGTTCCTGAAGTTTCTAAAAACACTCTTGTTCCACCAACTAATCTTTCTCCATAAATAACAGGAACACAAGCATTATTTGATTGTTTATTAAGTAGTATTCCTCTTTCAGTTTCTTCAAAATCATTTGTACCAAAGTCAGGTACATCAGGTTTCATTGACCTTGAAAATAACCAACCAATAGCAAATACTCCTAAAGCAACATAAGGATTAAAACCACCTTGAAATAAATTAGAAATAATAGTAGTGACAGGATTAAAAATTTGCTTTGCTTTTTTAAATACTCTACCCATTCCAAGATTCCTTTACTGTTTTTCTTACAATGTTTCTAACACCATTATCTTTATTTAATCTTAACCATTGTGTTTGTTTATTAACACCAATATATTTAGTTATATTTTTTAAAGACCATTTGTAAATGTGTTTAATATTTTTTTTTGCTAAAAAATCAAGATGAACAAATATATTCCCTGAGTTATGTTTTTGAACTATGCCTGTTTTTAAAAAATAATTTAAGTTTTCTAAATCAAGAAAAGTCCAATTTACAAAACCATAAATACCTTTTTTATCTTGAAATACTTTGTAATGATTGTATTTAAAACAATTTTTATTTTCTTCAAATATTGTTTCATTACTAAAACAATTATATCTATTAAATGATTTGTAAAAACTAACAATATCGTTAATCATTCTTTTCCCCATTTTATATCTAATACTGTTTGACTTGAAAAATCCATTCCAACATCTGTACTAAAAAATCTTTGCTGAGAAGCATTATTTGTTTTTCTGCCATTTTTTTTATCAAAATCAGCCCAATGTGAAACTACAAGTAATTTAACATTCGATTCTGTGGTTGATTCAGATATTTCAAATGTATCAATATTTCCTGAATATAATAATATTGGGTCAGCTATTATTGAATTGCTTGAACTTAACAATCCTCTATATATTTCAACAGTATCATTAACTATATTTTCATTTAAACAAGTTGATATAAATGTTTGGTCTGCACCTGATAAAAATAAATTTAAAGTTGTTTTTGTAATATCTACTTGTTCTTCAAATGAAGATGCTCCTACAAGAAAAGATGATGCTGAGTATGTTCTGCTAGTTCCTGATATTGATGATGTTAGAGGAAAACCACAATCAGTAAGATATACAGGTGTTGAAAATCCTATTTCTATAAGATGAACAGGTCTAATATCATTTGTTAATAATTCGTTTTTTAGTGCTGTCGTTAGTGTTCGTGCCATGTTCCTCGTAATATGTTCTAGTTATGCTTTCTGTACCTTTTATCATGGTAAAATTAAATTTACTATCAGGTTTTTTATACTCCTTTAAATCGTTTAAATTAGTATCTATTTCATCTTCATTAACAATAGCAGTTGCTTCAAAGTCAGCACTTATTAGATGTGTAATTTTGTATTTTTTCATTAAAGAGTTTCTTCAACATCTAACTCAAATTGGTATAATAAATTTCCATCTTTATCTGAACTGACTGCACCAAACTCTTGAATATCGTTTGTTAAATGAACAGTAAAAGGCACATTGTCATAAGTCACAACAGAGTCGTCTGCTAAAGCAGTTATAAGAGGTGGTTCTATTGTAATTGTTGCTTCATTTGACCCATCGGCTGTTGCATCTGCAACTACCATATAAACTTTATTATGTGATGCAAATTTAACAAAGTCTCCAGCTTTTAAAGTTCCGGTCATAGCATCAATATCTATTGTTGTATCTCCAACTGCGTGAACACCATTAACAAGAACAGTACCACTTACATTACCTCTAGCATCTTCTAGTTCAGGTGGGATTATCGTAAAGTTTTCTTTGCTAGACCTTTGTTTCATAATAAAAGCCATAAGTTCTCCATAAACATCTGACCTTTTAGCTGTAATAATACTAGCAGTAAAACTAAATTTTTGATTATCTATTTGTCTTGTTAATTTTTTTCCTGATAAAGATTTTGAAATAATTGTATTTTGATTAGACTTGATACCAAGTGTTTGAAATTTAGATGTTGATATTGGAAATGCACCACTCATTATACTAACTCACTTCTTCCTTTTTCTGATAAAGCATTGTTTATTATTGCTGTTATAGTACCTCTGTTTTGTTGTAAAGCATCATTAAACCCTCTTGAATCTATTGTGTTAATTGTAAAGTTCACATTAACTGCACCACCACCTGTACCTCTAGCTGATTGTGTTATTTGACCTGTACTATTTGGAACAAACATTTCAGCACCTCTTTCTCCAACAACAACAGGCTGTCCTTTTCTTACTGCTCCACCATTTGCCATACCAAAGAATCCTTTGAGTGAACCTAATCCTGATAAAGCATTTGCAGTTCCTATTGTAGCTTGTTTAACTTTCTCTGCTGTTATTTGTTTTTCAATAAATAACTCAACTTGTTTTCTTAAAATTAATTCAATAGCAAATGATAATAATTTAACCATAATTGTCTGTGCTAAATTTTGTAATGTTTCTTGTAAGTTTTTTCCTAAAACAACTGATTGTGCTAAAGCATCTGAAAAAGATTTTATACCTTTGTTTAATCCCTGACCTATTGTTGTTCCAATAGAAGTTAATTTTGTTTGCATTTCTCCTAATGCTGTTTTGTTTGCGTCTCTAAATGATGTAAATAC